GGCCCGTAGTGTTGATGATCGGCCAGTCGACCTTGCTGCCGGCGACATTGGCAGTCACCGCCACCATGGAGTTGAAGCCCTGAACAAAATCGGTTTTGTCCTCGTGCAGCTGGGACTCGATGATGTTGAGGATCACCTCCGGGAACAGCAGGCGACCGGACGGGGTGTTGTTGCTGGAGCCGTCATTACGGGTGATGACGCCCAGGTTGAACCCGGCGTTTCCTTCCAGCACGTCTTTCATGTTGGGTGGTCGGATGCCGGGGCCACCGTCGCGCAGGAACAGACCCATGTGCGCCATAATCTGCTGGAACGGGGTGCCGCGCTTGTCATCGTAACCACCGTCGCTCAAGGCCACCTTGCGGTTGACGTATTGGGCTAGGCTCAACCCCGCCTCCGCTGCGCGTTTGTAGTCGGTTACTTCGACCGGGACCTCGCAGGCGTTGCCGCGGCGATCGACGTATTTGTAGAGGCTTCTCTGATCCGTGTTCTGTTCCATGACAGCGGTGCTCCCTGCGTTAAATGCGTTCGATCAGAACGTAGTCGCCGGCAGAACCATTGCCGGAAATGATAGAGGTTACCCGCCAGAGGTGGGTATTAGGGGTCCGCTCAGTGTAGGCAAACGGGTCAGTGCCGGCCTGCGACGCAGCAGCCCCCTTCTTCACCTGCGGGAAGCCGTTAGCGGTGCCCAGCGCAATCGGCGTACCAGCCACAACCATGTCGAGTACTGCCACCTGGCTGCCACCGGCTACGACCTGGGCCTTAACGGCGCGATCCCGCTGCACGGAACCGAAGGAGAAACCATCGTTGACGGTAAAGCCTTCCACCGCCACCACGACCCCTTCGATCTCATCGCCGTCGGCAACCTGAACATAGGTGCTGTCGGATCCTTGCTTCACCGCCTGACCGATATCAATGGTTTTGAATTCACCAGTGTTGTCGCCCAGGGCTGTCGAGATGACATCCGCCATCGGATCATTGACGCGGGGCCGGAACTTGAACGTAGTCATTTGAAATCCCTCTCCATTAGTCCTTAACGGGAAGCCGCGTAGGCGGAATCTTCCAGCTGGGTAGTGCGTCCTTCATTGGAGACGCCACCTTGGGTAGGCACTTGCGCCTGGGCCCCAATCTTGAATTGCTCGCAGAACTGGGTGTTCAGGGAGTTGAACAGGTCCACCAAGGCCTCACCGGATGAATCTTCCTTAGCGCTCGCCGTCTGCCCCAGGGCAATCTGCATGCGCTGGCAAGCCACCGCAGCAACCTTGCGCAGGCCTGAATCGGCGGCCTTGGCCGCTGCCAGGTCGCGTTTGGTTTCCTTGACCTCAATCTTCAGGTCCGCAATGTCATCCTGCAGGGACGACACCTTGGTCATCAGGCTGTCAACCACCTTGGAGCTGGCGTCACCGTCGTCCTTGGTTTCCTCCAACTTGACACCCATAGCGCTGTCCAGCTGCTCCGATGCAACCTCGGTTTCAACTTCTTCAACCTTGGCTTCCGTGTGTTCGGATTCAGCGGAGGCCTCAATCCAATTCTCCTCCGTGAGTTCCGCTTCCGGGACCTGGGCACCGGAGGCGATCGCGGCCGCTACGGCAGCGGTCAAAGTCCCTTTCTTCATTCCCTGTTCCTCAACGCCGAATGTTATATCGTTACTGCTGCGCTTATTATGCCGAGCTACGAGCGTATTGACAACTTCATCGTAAGACGATAGCGCGGTTAGCAATCCTACGTTCAACGCCTCGGGGGCAAAAAACAGCTTTCCCTCGGCGGCGTTCTGCTTTATGAATTCCTGCGCCAGGCTCCGGTTCTCTGCTACAGTCCGGGTGAACACGTCGTACAGGAAGTCCATCGATGTCTCGGCCTCGGCCCTGGCTTCGTTGCTAAGCTTCTCGTACGGGTTCAGCAGCGCCTTGTACTTTCCCTTGCGCAGTACAGTGGCCTTGATGCCAGCTTTCTCAAGGTACTCGGTGTACTCCATGTGCACCAGTATTACCCCGATGGACCCGACTTCGGCCAGCTCAGTCGCCGTCACCTCACGGCCGAACGATCCCAGCCAGTAACCACCCGATGCCATCATCGTCGAGGTGTGAGTGTATACCGGCTTGACTCGGTCAACCGCCTTGATGAAGTTGCCGGCCTCCTGGATACCTGTGGCGGCTCCTCCCGGGCTATCGATGTCCAATAGGATGCCGTCGATATCTTCCTTCTCTGCGGCCGCCAGGATGGCCCCGCGGATGCGGTCGTAGGATACCAAGCCCACCCAGCTGTTGTACCAATTCTCTCGATTGGTGAGGGTACCGCTGATGGTCACCACAGCGAGGTTTCCGACCTGCTCCACCATGCTGGTGTAGCGCCCGAACGGTCGCTCGTCATCCTCATCGTCATCGAACACACCGAACTGTTTAGCCGCCCCGTCAGGCCACTCACTCTTCGGCTTAGCCGCCAGCGCCTCCCCCCTTTCCACTGCTTCCAGGTAGGCCTTGAACGAGTCCTCAGACCCCAGCCACAATCCATTGAGCTTCGACATATCCTTCTCCTTATTGGCTGCTGCCGCCGCCCTTGCTGGGGGTGTCAGGCTGCAGGGCCCGTCCTTGTGGGTCCGCGTTGGGGCTGGCTTCATCAGCTCGGTTGGTGCTCTTGGCGCTCATGAACATAGTACCACTCAAATTCTTGTACCCCGCCGGCAGTGGCCATATACCAAGCTCCAGGGCCGCTTTCTCATCGCTGATGAGCCCAAAGTTAAGGCGGTTCAAGATGCGCTGCTCCCTCATCGTGATAAATGCCTCTAGTTCTGTTTCCGGCCGCAGGTTGATAGGCCTGAACTTGAACTTCACGTAAACGTCGGCGCCGTACAGGCGGCAGGCCAGGGTGAGAGCTCTGCTCATGACATCCTGCACCGGACGTTGTATAGCCGTGGCGTTCTTCAGGAATACCAGGGACTCGGTGTTGGAAAGGCTTTGGCTGCCCTCTAAACGCATACCCAGGATGGACGGGTGGGACTTCAGACTCAGAGCCAGGATACCGGAGATCGCTTTCATCAGGTCGGGGTAGTCCGATTTAACGGATTCAGAACTTTTTAGGTCTACCTCAATGGAGTCGTAGGAAACCAGGCAATCCTCCGGCTCCATGGAATTAACCACCGTCTCCACATCCTCTCGGACACCCTCCATGAACGACTTCATCTTGGCCGGGTCTGCCTTCTGCTCGGGCGTCGCCATGCCGGTAATCTTCTCGGTATCCAGCAACACCACCAACCGACTGTGCCCCGACCGCCTCGTGACCTTGCGCAGGTCCTCAATGAACTCCAGGTAGTAGTAGGCGTTGTTGATCGCCGCCTCCATCATCGAGGCGGCATACACCTTGTCGGCGTCTTTGTGTGACTCCGCTACCCAGAACGTTGCCAGGTTCAGAGGGATGTCCCCGTCGTCACCGTCCTGTGCCGGGTACTTGGTACCGTCCCCATTGGAGATCCACTTCAACGTTTCCGCTGGCACAATGCTGATGCGGTCCGGCAGATGGGCCTTGTCCAGTACCAACTCACCAGCCACTGCGCCGGTCAACACCACCTCGCGCAGGGCCGTCTCCACCAGCGCCTCCATGGTCTGCTTGTCAGAGTATCCCTTGGTATAGTCGTACAAGGTGTCCATCGAGGCCATTACGGCTCTGGCCAGTAGAGTACCGTCCGGGGAAAAACTGTGGTCCACCGTACTGTAAGCCGTGACATCAGACCCCGACATCGCCAGCTGCACATACGAGAACACCGCGGTGGAGACTGTGCCATCCACCTGGGCCAGCTTGCGTATAGCCTCCGTCACCCGGCCGCTGTCCCTTAGGACCCTGACCGACTGGTTCATAATCAAGGGGTTGGGGCGTGGGATTGCACTGCCTTTCTCGGTGTCGGACGCCGGTATTTTGGCCTTGGCCCTGGTGGCCAATACCCGCGGCAGCTGCACGTTCCCTTTCTTGGCGTCTGCCATCGTTTAGCGTCTCCGTTCGCCGAGTAGGGTTGGGTAAGTTCGATCTTCCTCTCTGGTGTCCGATTTTACCTTCGTTTTCGACACCATTGGAAGCGAAGGCATAGAAGCCCCCTTAGGGACGTGCTCAAGCAATCCCTCGGCAATGTGCATGTAGTTTAACGAATGGCCATAGTGATCGTCCCCTGTACTGACCCAGCTGGCTACTTCCTCACCCTGGTTGTTGGTGTAGGTCACCCGCTTCATATTCGACAGGTGCTCCTTCATCAGCAGGGACTCTTCCGTCTTAGAGTACTGGTAGACGCCACCATTGACGCGCTTCACCAAGTCATCGAAGGTGCCGGTACGATAGGCCGTGACGACACCTTCGGCGTCATTGACCTCGACATTGGTCAGCTTTTTCTTGTTGCTGTGCACGTAGTAGCAGCCGTAAACCCGGCCGATCCAGTTTCGCGGGTCACCGATCAGGGTCAGCGCTGTGGTAAAATCAGGCGCCGCGTCAACGATGCACTTCACCACTCCGAAATATTCCAGCAGCAGCTGCAGGCGGGTGGTCAGTTCATGGTTGGCTCCTTGGCGGATTTGCTCCTGGTGGATAATATGCGTACGGCCGTTCATCGGCTTGCCTATCGTCACCCAGCTGGTCTTGCCGATGTCGACGCCCATGACGCAACCAAACGCCGCGATCGGTACCGGCAACACCGCGGTCAACACCCGCTGCTGCTCGATACGCTCCCCCAGGAACGCATTCTCGGCGTCCTGGAACGGCAGGCCTATCTTGAAATTTACCCAGTCTGCCTTGCGCTTGTATTTGGTGATAGTGGACAGGGTCTTAGGCACCGGGTTGTGCCTGGGTACGTCGAACGGCATGACCTGATACCCTTTCTTGTCCCGGTCCGGGTGAGCATGCACCCACCTGCGCTTACTTGCGTCACAGTAATTATCATGCTTGACAGGGTTGCGGCAGTTCGGGCACAGGATGTAGGCGCTCTCCACTCCGTAGAGTTTGCTCCTGTAATCCAGAGACTCGAACTCCATCATCGGCTTGTCGTAGCCTGGTATCACCAGGTCATCGAACCAGCTGGGTGCTACCCATTTACCGCAGCGGTCATGCTTAATCAGATACCTGGCCTGAGAAGACTCAGCGAATCCTTCGCTGATTCCAAACCCTTCCACCGTCGGGGTGGAGAACCTTCTGGTTATTCCCCCGCCCTCCGCATGCCCTAACCGGGATGAGAACGACGTCAGCACTTCCTGGTTGGAGAAATCAACCTCGTCGTTGAACAGTATGTCAGCCGGTATGGATATTGCCGCGCTCTTTCCGAAGGTGCCTTTGATATACAGGTAGGAGGTACCCAGCCGCTTCATCTCTGACCCATCAACGTTTGAATCCATAAGCGCAGACAACTCAGGTGATGCCTCTACCACAGAATCGAACCTGTCCTTGGTGAACTGCCTGGCAAACCCTGTTGTTGGTAGGGTGTATATAGCCCTGTACCCCGGGAAAATAGACAGCAGAGCCAGCTGAACCCTGACTGACAGCTCCGACATACCGACCTGCGAGCACTTTCGTACGTCGACCTCTGCTGCCTCACTATTAGCTATCTCTATCTGGTACTCGTGATCCTTGAAACTCCACTGCCGGCTAGTAAACTTCGGGTCCCGGGTGTTTCGGACTATCCAGTCAGCCACACCAGACAAGTCTTTGGCGTCAGATGCTCCAGCTCTGACACGCTCAATAAACCCGCGGGCTTCCCTAACCATCAACCCACCCTGTCTGGTGTGTCTTGCGCACCCAAACGCAAATTCTTGGCGATGCGCCGCACCCAGCCTCGGCCAAAACTGTTCCAGGTCGACAGCTTAGAGCAGAATTCCAGCCGCTCGGCGTTCAGCAGGCAGAGGACATCATCGACGTCGTTGCTCACGACAGCTTCTTGCGTCATAGGTCCAACCGACCCGTCATCCACCACCCCTACAGCGCGCTGTAACATCCGAACAGCGTTCCCAGGGCCGCTGTTCACTGCGATGTCGAACATCTGGTAGCCGATAGCCAAATGGAACTCAGAGCAACCTATACGCAGCCAGAAGTCCTGCCAGTAAACATTCTTGGCGTCATCGAGCGTTAGGTTCTCAATATCCAGGTGGGGGTACGACATCGCACTGATACCGAACTTCGTACCCTTGAGTACACCGACACCGACCTTACCTGAGGTCCAGTTTCCGCGGTCGTTCGGGTGCTTCTGGAAACCCCCCTCGTGGTCGATGAGGCGGTCAAAACAAAGGAAGAAGTCCTTGCTATGCATGGCAGTGTCCCTACTCGTCACAGGAGGCGATGGCGTGATCGAAGGTTTCGTAAAACAGACGCTGATTCTTCTCAGGTAGGGTCTTGATAGCCTCAACTGTGGCGTACTCGAGGGACCTCTGACGATCGAAATTCTGGATGGTCTTGTGGTGCCGCATCAGTGTGGTCAGCAGGGTAGTGCAGGCCCCTATGACTTCCTTGGCTTCCCGCACCGTTACATCTTGCTTGAGCGTACCATTGGCGTTCATCACTCTCATGCGCATAGCACGCACGGCGGTTATCTGTGCGGTTACTTCCGATGAAAAGTCGAAGTTGGCGTCGTACTTTACAGTGTCAGGCAGATAATGTTGCAGGATGGCGTGCAGGTTGATAAGTTGCTCTTCCGTGAGCAGGCCTGGGTTGTCCAGCACAGCTTCCACGCTATCCTCAAGCCCTGTCGCACCACTTGGCTTGAAGAAATCCTTTATTGAACTTCCCTGGTCGTCACCGAAGTCCGTTGCATCCATGCCATACATCGCAGTGTCTCCACCCTTCCTGGGCGGTTCCTCTGTAACACGGACTTCGGTCGCGTCCTTGCTGTCTTCGATCTCCATTCGCTCCATGACAACCCTCACCCCAGTTCCCCAGGCGTCCTGCACAGCTAATCTAGCACGCTGTTATGTTATATCATAGTAAAGCCTTACAAAAACAAACGCCGGCACCAGGGACCCATGTCAACCCTAGTGCCGGCGTCTGCCCGCGGCCCGTTGGAGAGTACCGCGGAGCCCCCCGCCGTGTCAGGGAGCTATATTATTGTCATCCTATAGGGTTGGGGGGTCAAGCTGTTCACCAACTCCCTCCGCCAGGGCCTTGATAATCCGGTGCACGGTTGCCACGAAGTTCGTGCGTTCAGCCTTAGCGAACGCGTGGTCCTCCCGCATCTCCTGCATCTCAGACTGGAACTGCTCCTCATCCCACGGCTCTTCTTCCCGCTCGCAGAAGATTATCCCTACGTTGCGCATCATACACACGCAGGTCTCAAAATCGGGTTCCAGGGGCATTACAGCTGTTTTATTCATATTCATACTGTTACTCCCAAGTTATCAACAGGTTGCGATCAACTCATATCTCCACACCTTCCCGTTTCTTACGGATCAGCAGCATCGCAATGAACCCGTAGACTGAAACTGCCCCTACTGCCCATAACCCGGCGAGTAACTGCGCCCCTTGCAGGTGTAGGAACAACACTTTACCTGCCGCTGACCACCCCAGAAGTAGCCAATCCGTCTTGGGGTACTGCAGAACCAGCATTTCCACCACCTGGGAACGCCAAATCCACATCATCCCTGATAAAACCGTGGCTGAAACGGCAATCATGATCAGTACCGCGGGCGCGGCTGTGCTGAGATGCGGTAATTTCAGCCCTATACCAGTGAAAATCAGCGCCCAGAGCAGGGCGTCAAGGATTATGAGGCGGGTCATTTTACAAAATTCATGGGAAACAACGGGTAATTCTGTGTAAGCGCCTTTCTGGCGTCTACTTGGAATACCTCCCGGAACTCGTGCATATCCATGCCCCCAAAGTGAATCACATTGGTGAACTTTTCCTCAAAGTCCTTCGACGAGTGGCAGGAACAGCTGAATCCCCTCGTAATCGCCTCCACTGCCTCGGTGTACAGCCCCGCCTTCCTGCTATGCTCTTCAGCCTGGGCCTGCAGGCGGTTGACCGTCGACGTGGAATTACCCAGCAGGGACGCCTGAGTGGCTTTACCGCGGCAGACCTTGGCTTCCTGTCGGTGTTCTGTGGCCAGCGTTTCCAGGAACGACAACACATGGTGGTCTTTCTGAGTGACAGTTGACATATACCTTACCTCAATAAAAATCAGCTTTTGCGATGTCTGATCTCATGAAATCGTCCAGATTACTGGGCAGTTCGTGTGGCTCCCCGTTGTTGCCGATAATGACGTCGGCATCTCGCCACATACACAGGTTCATGCTTTTCATACCTTCAGCCGGCAGGCGGGTACTGGCGTCAATCCATACCGCGAGGTCGAACAACCCAGCCTGTCGAAGCGCGTTGAACTCCTCGAGGTCTCGGATGCCACAGTAGACGTCGTGTTCTGCGAAGATCTCTCTGCCCAGACGGGTACGATCCTGCGCATTGTAGTCTCGGATTGCTTCGTACCACAGCTGGCGGTGGTTGCCGCGGTCGGCGAAACAATCCTCTGGTGTGGAGTAGCCGAAGCGGTCTTTTAGCTGGTCGAACAGGAAGGTTTGGCAAGCGTACCATGACGACGATGCGAAGCTCAGGCCGTGGTTGTCCCGCAGGTGTTCGCAGGCGGTGTCCTTGCCGTGGCGTTTATGGCCGAAGACTATCAGCTTCATTTCTGGTGACCTTACTGTGGTCTGCAACTGTTATGTTATGACATTACGGGTTACAGTTGTACAACTCTTGGTTTCAAATCTCAACCAGTTTTCGTAGGGACCTCAGGTAGCCAAGAACCATGCCAACTGTATAAAAGTATCCCCTGGGTTGCCGTACTTCTACGCATACAAACCCAGGATTCTTGTAATATCTTTCAACATACCCTGTACAGCCCTGGGTTGCCGCCTAAGCGACGTTTACTTAGACCCATACAATCATACCACCATACCTTCAAACGCACGTTCTGTAAAACCACTTACAATTCAACAGCTTACGGACAGTTTCAAACAAGAATTTACTTTTCTATCGCTGCAATTGCAGCCATAGCCTGCCACTATGCTTGACTGTGGTTCATCATTGTGCTATCCGCATGCGCGCCCGGTCCTTCTACCTACGTCCCCGCCTGTTATTCAGTTATATAGTTATGACAAAAATATCTATACACTTATGCTTGTATGGGCTTATACTGTTCTTACGCGCCGGGATGGCGCCTCGGGGGTCGGATCCCCTCAAACGCGGCTGCTAGGGCAGCTCATCCGCCACCGTGAAGTGGTCAAAACTCTATAGGCAGCGCGCGGGGCAACCCGCAGTGCGGGGCAACCCGGATCTGACCAAACAACGGCAGCGTCCCCTGGGCTGCCGGCATGCGGACTATCTTAGCGCCGCGCGAAGGGTGACGTAGTCGAGCCGCTGCACTGTAGTGATACAGGGCAGCGGGCGTGTGATCAGGTAGCGCGGTACAGTGGGCGACGATAGCGAGCATGCAAAAGCGCCACGAATCGATAGGCACGGCGCTGACAAAATCAAGCAGATGATAATGATTCTCATTTGCTAATAATTAGTGCTAATAATTAGTACTCAATTCAAGCGCCCGGTCTGTACAGACGGGGCGCTTTATAGTGAGCACTACCGCTCATCCGGCTAACTCCAACCGTTGGAGTTAGCCCTAACCTGAAAGTTAGGGGTATCACCATGACTACTCAAGCCACTGTTATCGTTTCCGCTCTTTCCGCCGCCGATTTTGACACTGTCCGCAGCATTGTTTTCGAAGGCTTCAACGCCAAACAGGACAATGAAGTGAATCTGTCCGAGCTGTCCCGCTGGATCACTGACAACGCCGGCATCGATTTCGACAGCGTCGGCTGTCTCAGTGACTACGCCGACCTGATCAAGGCACGCCTGATCAGTGTCTGGGCCCCGGTCGAACGCAGTGACTATGCCGAACAGGTCTACAAGTCTTTCAACACCATCCTGCAGCGCACGGCTAAAGACACGGGCATCAAGTTGAGTATCACCCGGGCCCGCAACGGCAAGCTGGCCGGCGCCAGATTTCAGTTCGACAAGATAGAAGTGGAACTCAAAGACTATGAACAGGCCGCTGCACACTCCAAGATCGAACGCGAACAGGCCGAAATGGCCAAGCTGGCTGCTGCCAAGGCCGAAGGCGCCGCTGACGCTTTCGAGGCCGCCGGTCTGGACCCGTCAAACCTGCCCGTGTCCATCGACAGCCTGACAAAGCAGGCCGATATCATGGCGGCCTTTACCATCCTGCTGGACAAGGCCAGCCCCGCCAGTCGCGCCAAGCTGGCGGCCATGCTGGCGGTCGAGCCGGCCCCTGCAGTCGAG